TCACTACCATCTGGTAATCTTTTTGAATAACTTTTACCTTTTGCACCATCATAGTTTAATGAGTTTTTAAGACTCGTTCTTCTTCTGTCTAATATTTCTGATGCTTTATCTTTTGCTTCACCTAGTTCATCTAATGCACTTTCAAAATTTATCGCTTGTATCTGACTTGCAATACCTTTAATCGAGTTTATAGCGTTCTTTGCTTTTTGAAATTTTTTGAGTAATTTGTCTATGTATGCCATGAGTATAAATAATCCTAAAAGGGTTTATTGTTATTTATGTCGTACAGTGGTAAGTTCAAACCGAAGAACTACAAAAAATATAGGGGCGACCCTACAAAAATCTTCTATCGCTCATTATGGGAGAGAAGATTCATGGTCTATTGTGATAACAACGATAAGATTATCGAATGGGGTAGTGAAGAAACAATCATACCTTACAGGTCGCCATTAGATAGAAAAGTCCATAGATATTTTCCAGATTTTTATATAAAATATATTAATAAGGATAAACAAGTGGTGCGAGAGATTATCGAAGTTAAACCTAAGAAACAACTCAAACCACCTAAAGAACCAAAAAGAAGAACTCAAAGATACTTGAACGAAGTCACTACATATATGGTGAACCAGGCAAAGTTCAAAGCAGCTCAGGAGTACTGCGATGATAGAAAACTAGGTTTCAGAATCTTAACAGAAGACCACTTGGTTCCAAAGAAGAAGAAATGAAGAAATTATATGTATTCGATTTAGACGGAGTTCTAATCGATTCTCTACCAAACATGGAAATGTCTTGGGGTGTCGTAAAATTACACCATAATATAGATGTTCCCTTTTCTGAATACGCAAAACATATCGGCAAACCTTTCTACGATATACTGACTGAAATCGGTATACACGAAGACCAAGAAAGAATCAAACTGACTTATGATGAAGCGTCTATTCAAGGCACTGAAATAAAAATATACCCAGGTGTTATCGAAACACTAGAAGAACTCAAATCAAAAGGTTGTAAGATTGCAATTTGCACATCAAAAGACATTAAAAGAGTTCATCATGTTATTGCTAGTTTGATACTAGACGGCAAAAAGATGCCGAAGTTTGATTGGGTATGTGCCCCTAAACAAGGTCTAAGAGGAAAACCAGCACCAGACCAACTACTAAATACTATTGCATTCTGTAATGAAGACCCACATGATACATACTATATCGGAGATATGGAATCAGATATGTTTTGTGCTAACAGAGCAGGTGTAGACTTTATACATGCAAACTATGGATATGGACAAGTGAAATGCGAACTCTCAGTGAACCAGATAGAACAAATCCTCTCACTGTAGGATTAATACCAGCAAGATGGCATTCGACTCGTTTCGAAGGCAAACCTCTAGCATTAATCAAAGGCGTTCCAATGATTCAACGAGTCTATGACCGTGCGAGAATGTGTAATAACTTAGATACTATTGTAGTCTTAACTGATGATGGTCGTATCAGACAATATTGTGCTGTAAACGAAATACGATGTATAGTAGTTGAAGATGATTGTCTGACCGGAACAGACAGGTGTGCGAAAGCACTAGAGCTCCTTGACGGCGACTTGTTTGTCAATATTCAAGGAGATGAACCACTTATCAATCCTGATGCAATAGATACCTTAATAGATAAACATGATAGAAGAATAGGAGTGTCTAACTCTTATGTCTATGTAGATGATGATAGATTACACGATAGAAATGTTGTCAAGGTCGTCACTGACAAAGTTTCCAATGCAATCTACTATTCTAGATTAGGCATTCCATTCCATCAAAAAGAAGAGACCGCATACAAACAACAAATGGGGTTATATGTTTTCAATCGAGAAATGTTAGAATTATTCGGCACTTTAAAACCTGGTGATGTTGAAAAAGCAGAATCAGTAGAGATGTTGAGATTCATAGAAAATGGTTACGATGTGAAAATGATAGAAGTAGACGATGAAGGTTTATCCGTAGACACCATCGAAGATTTAAAAAGAGTAGAGGAACATATCAATGCGTATTCATGATGAAGATGTTGTAGTGACACCGAAAAAAGCAGAAGAGGTTAAAACATACGAACCTTCTTGTAAACATTTTATGTTGCATGACGATGGTAATGAAAAGGGCCCTGTTTATGAGGAGATGAAAGAACACTGGCATTGGATTGTAGAAAACAATTCAACACCTTATCTTCTCACACTAGAAGAATTAGTTGATTTAAAACTAATGGGACCTGAGAACAGTAGATACAATTCTGAGGAGATATTCAAAAAGGTCACATATCTAATAGATTACATTGATGGACCTGAACTCAATAAAGAAAACTTCTTTGAACTTACAGGTAATGATACAAAAACGAATCAATGTTATCATACATGTAAAACAATGTATCTCATAGACCAATACAAAACAGTTGGTCTATATTCAACAATGCAGGCAGTTACCGAGAGCGGCGGGACCCAAATGTTTGTACACCCTGGTTTCTCTCGTATACATGCTTATTACTACATGGCAAATCCAGAAGATGTTTTAATCTTATGGGATAATCACAATATAGTAAAAGATAAAACACCCCTAACATTCGATGAATGGTTTGAAATCTTTGATAGAATAGAAGGCAAAAACATCTTCGGTGCTAATATCAACGGCAAGATTATGGAAATGCATATGGAAGAAGATAGACCACAAATCTTAATATCAACAGAAAACATCAAAGATATGTTTGATAGAAAACCACCTGTACTCATCGGCGAATGTGAAGAAGAAGTCGAAAAATACTTTAGAACAGAAGGTGATAAGGGTGTATTCTTTGAAACTATCGGTGACCATAAGATAAACAAACTTGATTTATGCCACATATTATCACTTTATCCAGAATCATCTGAATCTTTTGAAACAGAAAACTTTAAAGTTTATGTAAAATAAACATAAATAATAGGCATGAAAAGTCTATTAGAAAAGTTAGATAGTGAATCACCTAAGGAACTTGAACGAAGAAGTAGAGAATCATTAGAGTGGTTTAGAAAAAACACCAGAAGATTGAAGATTACTTCTGAGAGATTCTATAAACAATCTGACCTTCCTAGAGTTAACAAGTACATAGATGGTCGTTTCTACACTTACTTTTATAATCCAGAATACGCCAATAAACTACCTTATTACGATAGATTTCCTTGCGTACTGATAATCGAAAGATATCAGAACGGATTTCTAGGTTTGAATTTTCATTACATTCCACCTAGAATGAGAGTTAAACTATTATACGAGTTGTTTGAATTTGCTATATACGAAGAAAAAGATGAAAAGGAAATTGATGACCAAGAATTGCGAGGTCTCGGTGTAGATAGTTTTGATGCAAATAGAATTCGTATGAACTATAGACTTTTAACTGCAATAACAAAATTAAGATTCTTCAAACCTTGTTTGAAAAGATATCGATACGACAAGATATTCGGAAGAGCATTAGAAGTAGTACCCAAATATTGGGATATCATGGCAATGTTGCCAACTGCTCAATGGGAAAAAACAACAACATCTACTGTTTACAGAGATGCTAGAAAAATGGTAAATGCATAATGGCAATAATAGAAGACCCAAAAAGACCTAATACAACACAAAAAACATATGGCGGTCGATTAAATATCGACAGGATTAAATACAACTTTGACCAAGGTGCAAGACCAAATCGATTCAATGTCGATTTCTTTTGCCCACCTCTCGGTATCAACTTCGAAGGTCTAAGAGTATTACAATGTAGTTTACCTGGTCGTCAATTAGAAACACAAGAATTTTCAGAGTATGGTATCACTCGTAAGATGCCATATCAAGTCGGTAATGATGGTGGTAATGTAAGTATGACTTTCTTATGTGACTCAACATTTGCTGATAGATTTTTAATAGAAGCATGGAACGGTGCTATCTTTGACGGCAACGGTCCAGCAGGTGACGGATTGAATCTAGGCGGTTCAGCAGTCAACCCACAGTTTAGATATTACAATGATTATGTTGGTGAAGTTCATATTCAACAAATAACTCATAGTGATAAAGATTCATTAAAGTATGTCTTATATGGGGCATACCCTGTATCATTTGAACCACAGGAGTTAGACTCAGGTACAACAGATGATATAATGAAATTTGAATGTACATTTGCATTCAAAACCTTCTCCACTGAATATGCAAATCCATCTAATTTAGATGGACTAAATAGAGGAAGAAGGATATTAGATGCTTATGCTGATATTGCTGGTTTATTCGGCAGTAAAGGTAAGAAAGTATCTGGTAAAATTCAGAAATTTAGTGATAGACTCGCTAAGATTTCAGGTATATTTGATTAGAGGATAAATTATGGCATTACCAATTCAGGCGGCGCCCAAGTATAACTTGACGCTTCCGATAACAAATAAAAAGGTTTCATACAGACCTTTTCTTGTTAAAGAACAAAGAAGTTTGTTGTTAGCAAAAGAAAGTGACAATACAAGTGATGTATTTGAAGCAGTATGTGATATGATTAGTAGTGTGACAAATGGCAAAGTCGATGCAATGAAGTTGCCTGTCGCTGACTTAGAATATCTTTTTTTACAGATTAGAGCAAAATCTGTAGGAGAAACAGCAGAGATTTCTCTGGCATGTACAGATAAAGAATGCAATGGATTCGGTCAAACAAGTATTGACTTGAATGAAGTAGAGGTTGATGTTTCAGGTTTAGATGACAATAGAGTCGAATTATCTGAAAATCTAATTGTAGAAATGCAATCACCTGCTACATCAGTTGCATTAAAAATGGAAGGTGTCGAAGAAGCAGAAGCAATCAAACCAATGCTTCGTGCTTGTATGACTAGAATCTTCGATGATGAAAATGTATACGAACTCGCTGAGTATAGAGATTCAGAAATCGATGACTTCATTGAGAGTCTTACTGTTTCACAATTTGAAAAGATATCTGATTGGTTTACTAATCTACCGACACTAAAACATGATGTAGAATATTCATGTGGTGTCTGTAAAACACACTGTAGCAGAACTTTAGAAGGACTTAACAGTTTTTTTTAGTCGCCCTTTCGCATGAAAGTTTAGTAAACTATATCAATACTAACTTTCAGATGATGCAACATCACAAATATTCGTTAACAGAATTAGAAGGTATGATTCCATGGGAAAGGGAGATTTACATAAAGTTATTATTAAATCACCTTGAAGAAGAAAAAGAAAGGCAAAAACAAAGAAATGCTAGGAGAAGATAATGGCTAAAGAAGATTCTGCAAACATGGACAGGAATGAAGTAGAAATTGATTTGGATAAGTACATGGAACTCATCAATAAACTTGATGAACAAGAAGACCAAATCAAAGAGATGCAAGAAGAGGCAAAGAAAGCTGCCGCTCAACTTGCACCTCCTAAAAGAAAAATGATTGACTTGTTCCTTGACGATAACGATATAAACGAGAAATCAATTATTGGTTTTATCTCGTTCGGACTAATGACTATATTCGGTATTACCGATTTAGTCACAGCGCTGATGTGGGACATGGACTTGAAAGTATCTGAAACTATTTACACCTCATTTGTTGTAGTGACATTGGGTGCATTTGGTATCAGTGAAGCAGGTAAAGCATTCGGCGGAAAATAAAGGTTAACTAAATGGCAAACACATTACCAGTTGCAAGTTTGGGTTCAAATGAACCCTTGATGGTTGAAGTAATCAGTTCTAAAGACGATACAGGCAACCCTATCTTACAAAAACTAGACCAGATTTCATTAGTTTTAATGAAAGGGTTTTCAGCACAGATTGGTGAGATTCGAAGTCTTGGTAAGGGAGCAGGTGCACCATCTGGTGAAACACCTGTAGACCCACTCGACCCTACTGACACAGGTGGGGGAGAAACTATCGATGACCCTGTCACTGTTGGTCTGATTCAAAGATTTAGAGAATCGATATCAGCGATGACTGATGTGATAAAAGATGCAGGTGGTAGTGATATACAAGCAGGTTTCAATAAACTTGGTCAAGGTCTTGGAGTTCTAGGACCAATCGTATCTGTCGCTAAAGACTTGTTCGAAAAAGTCACAGGTGTACTTCAAATTGTAAAAGGTGTCGGTTCACTTATTGTTAATTCAATAGGTGGCGCTTTTAATTTCGTCAAAGGACTATTCGGTGGTAATGACGAAGAGAAAGCAAAAGAAGAGAATACCGAAGCAACAGAAGAACATACAGAAGCAACTGTAGAAGCAACAGAAGCGATGCATGAAAACATCAAACTGTTAGAACAAGCAGGTGACGATGAAACTAAAGAACGAAACAAAATGACCAAAGGTTTCAACAAGTTCAATATGGGACTTATTCTTGTCATCGCCGCTATCATGGCGATTCTGTTTGCAATCAACAATAATCTATTCGGTGCATTAGGTCGTATCGCTAAAGATATTGCAACTAAGGGTGGCGAGATTGGTAGAGCGATTAAGAATGGTATCGATGATTCAGTTAAAGCAGTCAAAGATGGTGCAACTAAATTAAGAGATAAGTTTGCTAAGACTGCTGATGATGTCGCTAAAGGTCTGCAAAAAAGATTCCCACAAGCAACTGAGAAAGTAAAAGCTGCCGCTACTAAAGTTAAAGATGTAGTTAAAGGTGGTTTAGAAAAAGGTAAGAGTTTCTTCCAAAAAGTAGGTTCGGGTATCAAATCTGCTGCTGGTGGTGCAATCGATAAAGTTAAATCAGGTGCAAAAGTTGTTGCTGAAAAGGCAAGTAAAGCAGGTGCAGTCGTCAAAGGTGCAGGTAAGGCGTTAATCAAAAGATTACCTCTTGTTGGTGCCTTAGTTGAAGGTGGTATCGATGCTAATGATAATGCTAAGAAGTTTGCCGCTATTAAAGAGGCATATGAAAACAATGCACCAATCGTACCTACAGCAGATGGTGGTTCTAGACCTCTAACAGAAGAAGAATTCAAAGAACAAGAACAAATTTATAAAGCATCAATCGCCGGTTCTACAGGTAAGGCGGCTGGTTCATTCGGAGGTGCCGCTGGTGGTGCCGCTCTAGGGGCAAGTATCGGTTCAGTTGTACCAGTTGTCGGAACAATCGCAGGTGGTATTATCGGTGCAGTAATCGGAGGTTGGTTCGGTGGTAAAGCAGGAGATAAAGCTGCTACTGAGATTGCTGAAGCAGGTATGGGTGTTGATAATGTAAATGAGTTAGATGCAGGTATTGTATCAGCAGCTAAAAATTACATGAACTCTGAACAATTAGAATCTGCAAATGCCGAAATCGCTGACGCTAAAGTAGAAGGCGGAGGCACATCTGTAAGCGCACCAACTGTTGTTGACCAATCACAACAGGTTATCGAAGAACACTATTCTACAGGTCAAGTAGGAATGAATGACGGTCAAATGGGTTATTCATCTAAGAATACTTGGTGGAATCCTTTCGACTAAGATTTATACTTTGCTTTCCGAGGTATTACTTTCGTTTTGTCTTTATGCACCTGAGTAGATGCATGTGAAGGTGTTTCTTTACGAGATTTAACTACAGGTTTTTTCTTACCAAAGATTTTTTCCCAATTGTCAGCATATAACTGTTCGTTTGAGTTTCGTCTTTTACTGCCTTTGCCACCGTGCCAATTGCTCATCTTGTATAATAGAATAATAAACCACAACCAATTAGAAGAACTGCCCCTAAAAGAGCAGAGATAATTCTTTGTCTTCTTATTCTTTTCTCCCTATTAGTTAATCTTGGTGCTCTTCTCGGCGACCAATTTATACCGTGTTTATTACTCATTATACTCTACGATAACCTTTCATCGCTGCTCGTTTGGCGTTGAGTTTTTTCTGGCGTTTGATTTCTTGGTTTCTTTGATTTCGTTTAGAGGCAGGTTTCTCAAAATACTCCCTATCTCTACACTCTTTGACAATACCTTTTCTATCACATGCCTTTTTAAATCTCCTTAACATTCTATCGAATGGTTCGACATTCTTTGTCTTCGGATTTATTCTTGGTTTTACCTGAGTCATGTTTATATTATAATAAAAAAGTATAGTTATTGTATAGTGGTTTTTAAAAAAGATGTGTAGTCGCCCCAGCACTTTACAGCAACCCGCTCTACACCAATTGATTCCGCATTTAAACTAATCAATTTTTCCCCTACTGAGTTCCCCCTATTCCACGGTCTCAGTTCTGTAGTCGCATTCAAGGACACATGTTTAAGCACGACTACACCCAATATCGAAGTTAGTCGTTTGCTAACTTCTTAAAGTAATCCATCGCTTCGTCTTCACTCGAATCACCTACTGATGAAGAGTCTGCTGATGCGATTACAGGTTCTTCTGCCACTGTTTCAGTGTTTACATTTGACCAAGGCACTTCTTCTAGGTCTTCTGCAACTGACTCAGCAGTAGAGTTTGATACACCTGTTGTCCCTAACACTCTATCAAGTTTCTCTTTCAGTTCGTCATAAGACTTGAACTGGTCTGGTGCAATGATAGAGGATAATGGACTCAGTGAAGTATATATGTCATTTAACTGATTTTCATCAGTAAATAATGGTGCTTGTGAATCAAACTCAGATTTGTCGTAGTTCCAATAACCATCAACTTTTCTAATTTTAATTTTAAAGTTAGCACCTTCTTCTCTGAGGTCAAAAGGATTAATAGCACTTTCATCTTCGAATGCTGGTGAGATTGCCTCTTTTAACATTTCAAAGATTTTCTTACCATAACGGTATTGAAATA